TCACTGATTTAGGTATTTTTCGAATTGTTGATGGTTTTCTTTCTTTTTTGCCGGAGAGATTTCAGCATAGATTTGAGTGGTTGAAATGTCTTTATGTCCAAGATCATCTTTGATGTCATCAAGGCTTAATCCTGCCTCACGCATTAAAACGGCATGCGTGTGTCTTAAATCATGGATACGGATGTGAGGGAGCCCAGCCCGATTGGTGATGCGATTAAAAGCACCGGTAGTTGCTCGAGATCGGAGCGGTTGTCCAAACTTTGCATCAGACGAATAGGTGAAGACAAAATCGTTATTGTGGCTAGTAGAAAATCGAAAGCCTTGCACATTGCCGTGACTGAAATGGCGCTCATATTGCAGTTGAAGTAAGCGAGCAACACGCTCGGTCATATACTCGGTTCGAACAGAACTGGCAGTCTTAGGTCGATCTAGTGCGATCTTTTCCTTGTTTACGCCAGTCTCGGCACGATAAATTCGTGTAGCGTTGACGGTCAAGGTATTCTTAGTGAAGTCGATGTCTGACCAGCGAAGAGCCATGGCTTCACCCACACGAAGCCCGCAGTCAATCAGCGTGACGAAGAATGGCAGCCACATTGGTTCTTTGTCTGACTCAGCCGCATCAATAAACATACTGACTTGGTCTTTTGTCCAAAAGTGCAGTTTCTTGGAGGAATCTTTTGCGTAAGCATTGAATTCCACACCAACTGTGGGGTTCTTTTCAAGGTAGCCAATTGCAACGGCTTTTTTTAACGCATTGTGCAACGTTCCATTGATGAGCTTTACTGTGTTAAGAGACAAGCCATCATTGAATAGACTGCTGATGAACTCCTGATGTTCCTTAAGCGTGTATTTGGCCAGTCGAATATCCCCAATTTTTGGGATAATGTATTTCTTAAGGTTATATCGATAGATGATCATTGATCCCTCTTTGACATTAACCTTAAGCTTAGTGATCCACTGATTAAGATAATCAGCCATTAAAATTCTTTCAGTTTGGTAGTGAGAGTGGCCTTTGATTATTTCGGCCTCGGCTAAAGTTGCTTCTTGCTGGGCTATTTTTTCGGTTGGAAAACCGCGCCGATGAATTTTTATTTCTTTTCCTGTCTGAGGATCAACACCAGCGAATATATAGAATTCCCATGCCTTTTTGCCATCTTTTAGTTTATATGAGCTAATTGATGCCATGATATCGCACTCCTTTTGAACTTTTAGGGCTTGTAATTCAAACGTATGTTCGTTTTCCCTTTAAAATAAAAGCTGCAATAAGCAGCTTTGATCCTATGTGATAACAACTAAGGCGGACCATGTTGTTTCTTTGGCAGTATGATATACTCATTGGTGAAATCTGTTCACTTTAAAAGAACTAAGGTGAATGAAATGAATGTAAAACTGCACCTTATTTAGGTTTAATACCTTCTATCGCTATTCTATAGATGGTTACCAAAATTGCCGTTGCCACACCGTACCCATTGGGCATAGTCACTAAGAATAAAACAAGATCGGGGATATAGTCATGCAAAAATTCATAGTACTGCTCTTGAGAAAAAGTATACTTACGTTTCTTGGCATCTTTATTGCTCAAGCTATCTTTGTGATTTGCTGGCAACTGATCGTTAGCGTTGGCGTTAATCTCGCTCTTCCTTATGGCTTTTCTCTTTGGAGGTTGAGTCTCGCTATAGGTGCCTTTGTTTTCACTGTCAAAGAAATCAGACGCTATATCTATCGGTTCATTCGTTACTTCTGCAATATTCTCATTAAGGATCTCGATGATATGGGAGCTAAATAGCTGAGAACGCATTTGGCGAGAGGCATATGTATTCTCAGAAATGGTCTTCATGATGTTCTGGTACTGTTGTGCGGGCGAGGCAAGCCGCATGTCAATTTTGACGGCTTCTCCGAGTGCTGCTTTCATATTTCGATTAGTAGTCTGCGATTGTGCCACTTTGGCCATGAAATCAAGGGGAGCACTCATAGCAGTGGCGGTTCGCTTCTGCATATCTGCAATGGATTTCTGGTATAGCAATGTAGGTTCCGTTAAGCTGCTAATATAATTTTTTTGAAACCAGTATGGATTGCCAACTTTCATGCTCCACCTCCCAAGCCCTCGCCACCGGGGCTATTTTTGTGCCCAATAAAAGCCCCAAGTAGGGGCATGTAAAAGGACTACTTCATATTGGACTGGGTTTTCCCGCTCAAAGCATCATTTGTAAATGTCACGTTGAAGTTGGAACCTAGATCACCTTTTACACCTGATGTATAACCAGCCACAACATTCTTTTGACCACCAATCAGGCTTTCATTGTAATAGTCAGGCTGTCCCCATTTAGAGGTGAAGTCAGCGTATTTTGTACCGTCCTGGAACGCGTTGAAATCTGCTAAAGTAATCTTTTGCTTGCGGCCTAACTTGAAGCCAGTAAGATTCTTGCTGAACGCATTTCCGTCAGTGAAGGAAACAATTACGTTAGCTCCCCAGCCACCCTCAACATTAGTCCACGTTACAAGATCAGTCTTAACTCCATTTGTGGTACTGCTCGAAGTAGAGGACGGGTTCCCAAACTGAGCTTTTAAATCATCTAATTTGGCACCACCATTGCCGTTTTGCATCAAATCACCCAATTTGATGCTGTCAAAGTCTGCGCGAGTAATCTTACCGCTTTCATTTTTTGATGTACTTGCGGACGTTTTATCCGTCTTGCTAACTGCGGTTTTTTCCGTGGATTCGCTGCTTGATTTGCCCTTATTGTTGAGGCCACCGCCAATTGCTGCTACAACAACAATAACTAATATCCAAAACCAAACACGTTTGTAAAAAGGCTTCTTCACCTTGTATTGCTTGCCGTCAGCACCCATTACCTTTTTTGCCATTTTGTTTTCCTCCATAAATAATTTTCAGCTTTTAACGTCTTCCGTATCTGGACTAACAATTAATTAATGTAAAATTCCTTTATTGCTTCTAAAGCAGTGTCTTCCATTGGCGTAGGAATGTCAAAAGCTTCCATAAATTGATTTAGATTAGCATCTTCTTTATCAATATCAGCAAAGTATAAGGGAACGAGAATCTGAATTCCTCCTATGTTAGCTTCACCCTCAATGCTGTTCTTTGACGCCGAATAAAAGTATAAGCAAGCTGGGTCTTGATGTAGAACGTGCATTATTTCGTGCGCAGCCTGATAAGGCAATTGTTTCGGCTTATGCCAGTTCATGTTAATCGCAATCCAACGTGTTTCAGGATTAGAAACTGACGGAGTGTACGGTTTAAGCTTGTATGTCAGCTCAGCTCCGACTCCACGGTCAAAGCCATAGTTTAAAACCTCTCTCAGCATGTCACTAGTAAAATCAGTCATCATGTTTGCCACCTCGAAGAAGTCTCTTGATTATCTCAAGATCTTCCGGCGGAATGGGGCGACCTTCAAAAGTCATGATGGTGTCATTTTTTGAATCTGATATGTCAATTTGCTCCGGCTTTGAGCGAACATCAGTAACTCCAAGCAAAAAGTCGGTAGAAACATTAAAGTAACTGGCTAGTTTCTTAATAGAATCTTGGTCAGGAGTTCTTTCGTTCTTTTCATATAAAGAAACAGACGCTTTGCTGACATTTATAATTTTTCCGACATCAGATTGGGTCATCTTCTTTTCGTTCCTAAGTTCTTTTAGTCTTTCTCCGAAGCTCATCATATCACCTCATAAGAATAGAATAGTGTATACAAATTGTAAACTCAACAAAGTTTAAAAAAAGTACACTTTTTGAGTTGACAGTTTACTAATTGTAGATTATAGTGTTTACATAAAGTTGATTAGGAGGTGATCATTTGAACGAAAAGCTTAAAGAACGCCGCAAGGAATTTCATCTTACAATGCAAGATATTTCAAATATGATTGGCATTAGCAAAGGGTATTATTCATTGATCGAACGCGGAGAACGCCGTGTTAGCTATGAATTGGCATTCAAAATTGCCACTGCATTAAAAACGAAGCCGGATCTTATTTTTTTGGAATATCAGTCAACTTTAAGTAAACACATTTCCGCCCAGCGAGAGGAGGCAGTCAAATGAACGAAAACGAGCGCAAACAAATAGCTAAAACAGCCGATGCACTTTTGGAAGAGGCAGCCCAGCTGATTGCGCTATCCAACAAACTATCAAGGCTCATCGGTAACATCCACAACGACTGAGTCCGGGTGAATCCCGTTCCGAGTTGACGAATGGCTAGCAGAAGACGCTGATCAGCTTGCTATGGGTTAATCATAGCCCTCTCTAGCATGAATCAATATCCACCAATATTTCATCTTTTAAAGGAAGTGGAACGTATGAAAGCAACAATTAGTAGCCCTTTGAATAGATTCGCTACTAGAACCAACACGCCACAGAAGGTGATCGCTTATGCAGCAAAATTAGGGCGCTCAACGATCAACAACTATTTTCATGGAACTCCCATTAGAGCAAATGAGGCTACTGACATTGCCAATTCGATGAATGACAGCGAACTAAGCTATGAAATGGCTAACTTGTTTCTAGGAATCCCCAAGCTGTTTAGCGGTGACGGAATATACCACGATTTACGCGGGCTTTTATTCACCGATAAACGAGAAGAAGACGAGGAGAAAGCTTCTTTCATCAAGCACGACATTGAGGGCCTTGCTAATGACCCCAACTTTACACGCGATGACGCTAAAAACTTGAAAGCATATGCATTCGAAAAAATGGATAGCACAGTCGCAGATCTAACCGAGCTGAATGCCATTTGTGAAATGCTAGGCATCTCAATTATGGATCTTTTCAGCGAAAGGCTCCCACATTATCAGAAACTTCATTATATGAGGAAGGATGAGCAGGCATGGAACAAGGATTTACACTGATCGATCCCACTAAGCCGCAAAGGACACGCAAGCCCTTTAAGCCCAAAGTTTATTGGACGCCAAAAGATGTCATGGCACACTATCAGGTTTCAGCGGCAACAGTTAGTCGCTGGAAGAAAAAAGGTGCTCCGTTTGTCGGTCCCGGTAAGACCCAGCGTGTTGAGCCAGAGAAGATGGAGCGTTGGTTTGCACGTCAGCAGGGGGTATAGGCAATGCTAGAAGCAATCATGTCAGTGTTGCTCGATCCAACATCAGCGTTTTGGAAGTATCTGCTTGTAGCTATGGCTGGCGTCATGATCGGTGCCACGGCGGTGGGCGGATGGAAGCAGTGGATTGAATAGGAGGAAAGTACATGCGAGATACAAAAGAGCATTGGCAAGACATTCACGACCAAGTAGAGAACCTCATTTACAAAGGGCATGCAGATCGTGGCTGGGATTGGATGTTCCATCTCAGCTTGATCATGCTCAATAAATGCGCACAAAAAAATCCCATGGCGGCAACCACGGGAAGTCAAAAGCTGAACGAATATTATTATGTCTCAAGTTTATCACGGAAGGCGGTTGATGACCATGCTTGATTACAACACAGCGGTTCTGAATGAACATCAACGGCGAGAAGCACTTGAAGATAAAGCCATTGCCGATTGGGAGTCCTATCACGGTACCGCCTTACCAAAAGGAATGGATACGGAGCAGGCGGAGGAGTTTTTGTCAATGGCCGATGACTGGAATGTTGATCGTACGAAGCCTTGGTATTACCAGTCCCGATATGCCTCTCCGCTTGATGGCGCATTTAATGAAGGAAAAGAGTTTTCCTATTTGAGTGATCAAGTTGCGGAGCACGGAATTGACTGGTTCTACCATCAAGTGTTGCGCGATCCATCTGATTACTTCAGTGACCAAGCGATTGTCAACACGCTGTTCGGAAAAGAAGATCCAATTTCAGTCGTCGAATTTCTAAAAGAACGTGGATTCAAACAATGGCCAAGAAAACAGGAGGAGTACAAATGAACAATCAATACGATCTGGCTAAGATGCCAGTCAAGAAATTAATTGAAACAGATGCCATTAAGAATAAGTTTGCGGCGGTTCTGGACAAACGGGCACCACAGTTTCTTTCATCGATTGCCAGCGCGGTAAGCCTTAATCCAAGCTTAGCCAGAGTTGATCAGTTAAGTGTTATCAACTCGGCCATGGTAGCAGCAACGCTCGATCTTCCGGTTAACCCGAGCTTGGGCTTTGTCTACATCGTTCCATACAAGAACCAGGCGCAGCCACAGATTGGGTACAAGGGCTATATCCAGCTTGCTCAACGCTCGGGCCGTTACAAGCGCCTGACAGCGCTTCCGATCTATGAAGATGAGTTCAAGAGCTGGAACCCACTAACAGAGGAACTTGAGTACACGCCGAACTTCCACGATCGCAAAGCAAGCGAAAAACCGGTTGGCTATGCCGCATCATTCAAACTGACTAACGGTTTTGAAAAGATGGTCTATTGGACTTATCAGCAAGTCGATGATCATCGCAAGCGTTTCAGCAAATCTGGTGGTGGCGCGGAGCCCAAGGGCGTTTGGAAAGACAACTACGAAGCTATGGCCCTGAAGACGGTAATCAAATCGCTGCTGACTAAGTGGGGTCCAATGACAACCGACATGCAAAGCGCGGTCAGTGCCGATGAAAAACCAGTCGAAGCTGATCCAGAACTGAAGGATGTTACCCCCGAAGATCCTAACTCGATCGAAGATGCACTTAACGCTCCCGCTGAACCCGTCACAAAATCGGAGGTGAAGCCAGATGCTCTTAAGCCAGACATTACCCACGACCCAAATGCCGGCAAGCAAACCGACATCTTTGACGGTCAACAAGGATAATTATTACTCGCTGGATACCAGTTTCAAATATCAGTCTGCTACCTGGTTTAAGAAATTTCTGACATGCGAAGCAGAAGCGATGGCCGAGTTGCAAGGTAAATGGACACCAAGAGGTGATCCGACTGCCTTGCTGGTTGGAAACTATCTACACAGTTATTTTGAATCCAAGCAAGCTCATGAGTCTTTTATCAAAAAACACCCAGAGATGTTCTCAACTCGTGGATCATCAAAAGGACAACTGAAAGCCCCGTATAAACAAGCTGATGCGATGATTGCCACGCTTGAAGCTGATGAGAATGTTCAACGACTTTATCAGGGCGAAAAAGAAGAGATCCTGACCGGTGATCTGTTTGGTGTCGAGTGGATGGGCAAGCTGGACTGCTTCGACTCCACAAAGTCATTCTTTTTGGATCTAAAGACCACACAGTCGCTTCACAAGAAGTATTGGAAACCAGGAGAACGTCAACCAACCAGTTTCGTTGATGCCTATAACTATCAGCTTCAGATGGCGGTTTATCAGGAGCTGATTTACCAAAATTACGGAACGCGACCACGAGCCTTCATCATTGCCGTGACTAAGGAAGACGTGCCCGACCATGCCGTCATCGAAGTACCACAGTACCGTATGGACGAGGCACTGGAAGAGATCCATGACAGCGCCGAACACGTTGAGGCGGTTAAGTCCGGTCAGGTGCGGCCGCATCGATGTGAGAAGTGTGACTACTGTCGCGCTACCAAGAAAGTTGCCACGATCATCAGCATGGATGAGCTAGTCGAGTAGGAGGTGACTCACCGCATGGATTTATTCAAGCTAATTCGAGAGTTCTACATTCAGCAAAGCGTTAATCCGCTAAGCACAGGACAGATAGCATTATGGCATGGGCTGGTTTACCAATGTAACCAGCTAGGCTGGCCAAGCGAATTCAATATGCCGAATCGAACACTTGAAACGTTGACTGGTTTAAGCCGTCAGGGCATCGTCAAAGCCCGCAACGCGCTAAAGCAGTCAGGGCTGATAGATTTTCAAACTAACGGTGTTAAGGCAACGACCTACTCAGTCATCGATATTTCACGAAAACTTAGTACGTCAGATAGTAGGCAACCTAGTAGTCAAGCTAATAACAGTGTGTCAAATAGTAGGCAACACAGTAGGCAACCTAGTAGGCAACACAGTTTACAAGGTAGTTTACAACCTAGTAGGCAACACAGTAGCACATACACTAAACAAGACAAGACTAAACTAGACAAAACTAAACGACAACAGACTACTGCTCCAGTAAAGGCAGCAGAGAGGCCTGCTGAAGAACCGTCATCGTCGTCATCATCAATTCTTGATATTTGCAATTTCTGGGAAGGCAACGGGTTTGGACAACTGTCACCGTTCACCAGAGAAAGCCTTGTTGATTGGGTTGATGACATGCGAAAAGCAGGATCGCCTGAACCTGAGAAGCTAATCCTAAATGCGCTGCGGACTGCGGTTGAAAGCAATGTCAGAAACTACAAGTACGTCAACGGCATCTTGAAAAACTGGGAAAGCAAGCGTCTTCTCACGGTTGCTGCTGTCGAAGCAAACGATAGTGAACGCAAAACGAATCAGCCTCAGCGCCGTTACGGCAAGCCAGTTCGGACTGAGGAACTACCAATCTGGGCGCAGGATGGTTACAAGCCCAAGCATAAAAAAGTATCTGAGGAAGACAGAGCCGAATTGGCTGAGCAATTGCAAAAGCTACGAGCATTGGGCGAAAAGAATTAGGAGGGAAGCATATTGCTAAACAGTGTCTCACTAACAGGCCGGCTGACAAGAGATGTTGACTTGCGTTACACGCAAAGTGGCACGGCGGCAGGATCATTCACGCTGGCCGTTGACCGCAAATTCAAAAGCAAAAACGGAGAACGAGAAACTGATTTCGTAAATTGCCAGATTTGGCGCAAGCCGGCGGAGAACTTTGCAAACTTCACCAAAAAAGGATCCTTGGTTGGTGTGGAAGGCCGCATTCAAACGCGTACGTATGATAACGCGCAAGGGCAGAAAGTATTCGTTACCGAGGTAATCGTTGATAATTTTGCTTTGCTTGAGTCACGACAGGCATCTCAGAACAGTCCTAAATCACAGCAAACAGCCAATGCATCAGCAGCAGCGACCACAAACGCGAGCCAAACGACTCCAAATACTTCACGAGCGAATACCACGGATCCGTTTGCTAATAATGGCAAGCCGCTCGATATTTCTGATGATGATTTGCCGTTTTAAGCAGGAGGAAAAAGCATGACACAAGTAACAGTGCGTTTATACGAGCAGGGAGACAAAGTGTGGCGCGATTTCAAGGCTGAATTGCTTAAGCGCTACGAAAATTCAGCAATGATAGACATCTCAAAAAGCGAAGCATTCTCAAAAATCGAAAAGCAAGAGTTCAACAACCGGATCGTTGTATCAAAGAAAGCGATTGTCGAGAAACGTGCGGTAGCCGGTGTTGATAATCGAGATATGCCTTCAGTCGCACTGATCAGCAGCATCAAGGCTGTAAACAAACGCGGGGAAGCTAACCGTAAGAAGTATGCAGTACAAGTTTCTGAGGCGGCAAGCAAGAGCAAAACACTAACAGAGGTTGCAAAACGGATCGGGAAGTCAACAACGTTCGTGAAGCGAGTTGCAAGCGAGTTTGAAATCAAGCTGCCGCGGCGCAACAACGGCCATGAAGAGATTGCGAGTCGTTAGCCATGGCTATCCGCAAGAGACGCAGAGGCAAATACAATGCGCAACCGGTTGTGATCGATGGCATTCGATTCGCAAGCAAAGCAGAGGGTGCTTACTATCGGCTGATACGCAACAAGCCACAGAAGGTAACGATTCAAGAATCGTTTGAGATTATGTCTGCCTTCAAGATCAATGGCAAACGATACTCGGCAAGAAAATACAAGCCTGATTTCTGTTTCTATGACGGTGACGAATTGACAAAAGTCGTTGACGTTAAAGGCGGAGATGCGACTTTGACCACCGATGCAAAAATGCGAATGCTACTGTTCATGATCAGGTACAAAATACCGGTTACGATTGCTAGATATGACTATCACACAGGACTATTCACGGAAGAACAGCTTTAGGAGGCCGACCGATGAAAACAGGAGACGACACGTTCGATGACATCTACATCAGTAAAGAGACTGGCAAGGTCGTGGGCGTCATGTACGAAGATGTGGACTACAAGCTAGTGCCATTAAAAAAATGCGATATCCCACTGGGCCAATTGGCCAATCATATTAATAACTATGTATATCGAAAAGAGGACGAAAAATGAGCGAAGAAAAACTGTACGCGGTAAAGAACCGCAGTGGTGAATTTTGGGACTTTTCGGATAGTTCCGGTTTCTGGTCATTAGCCATCTCGGATTTCCCTACAACGCCTAATAAGAAACAGGCTGAACTAGCGGCTAAAGATCATGGCGGTCACGTTGTCACGTTCGTTGAGGAGCCTAAAAAGGTAGTCCTAACCAAGGAGCAAGCCGAAATCGTTGAACGTGCACATAGCGGCAAGTTCCCAGCAGCCAGCATTGCTTTCTATGGCGATGATGACGAAGAGCCGCTGATGAATGCTTACGTCAACGGCTACACCGTGAAGAAGAAGTATCTGGTCTACAAAGTGCTTGTCGATAAGAATAAGCATGAGTATTTTGCTCAAGCATACCGATCTACGGTTCATCCCGGAACCGTAGCATGGTTTCTTCATAGCAAAGCCCAAAGTGATTCATTGGCTCAGTTCACCGAAGCAGAGATTGAGCATTACAGCTTGCAAGACTGCGAGAAAGTCTGGTGTGATAGCGATGACTGAGGAATGGAGACCAGTAGTTGGATTTGAAGGCTGGTATGAGGTGTCGAGTAAAGGACGAGTTAGATCTATGCCACGAACAATCATTCAGAAATCAGCAGCCGGATTAGTTTGTTCCGAGAGACGTGCAGGCAAAATGATGAAGCAACATGAGAATAACTGCGGATATTTGTATGTTGCTTTGTCTAAGCAAGGCAAGCGCAAAGCATACCGGGTTAACCGATTAGTTGCATCGGCGTTTTTTGGACCGTCTGATTTATGGGTAAACCACAAAGATATGAACCGAAAAAACAATCACGTTGAAAATTTGGAATATTGCACGCCGCTATACAACAGACACTACGGAGATGCAATTGAACGTACAGCTGCTAAATTGCGAAAGCCGTTTTATGGGATAAGTCCAAGCGGAAGTAAGGTCACTTTCAATTCTATGAGGCACGCTGCATCAGTAATTGGAACGTCAACTGGGTTTATCAGTGACGCTTTGCATCACGCGAGACAGCACAAAACGTGTAAAGGATGGAAATTATTGGAGGTGACTGACGATGATGATTAAGCTAGACAGTGGTGACTATGTAAACACGGATTATATTGAACGATTGTGGATGATTAATGAACATGCCGGCTTCATCAGGTTTGCTAACTCTCCAGACGTCTCTATCAGTGAAAATGATCGTGGTCTTATTCTAAAGGCCATGAAGCCAAAGATCATGCTTACTATAGGTGAATCTGGAAAACTTGAGCCGACTATTTATCATGAAGGCGGAATAGATTATGGTGCCATGGCATTTTCACCATTAATTCATGACCAAGAGGTGACTGACGATGAGCAATAATGAAACATATACGTCTGTTGGGATTGGTTTCGTCGGACTACTCACGATTGTCTTTATTACCCTAAAGTTAACGCACGTCATCAACTGGAGCTGGCTTTGGGTGATGTCGCCAATCTGGATTGTATTATTCACATCATGGGCAATTATGGCTATTGTACTGCTTATTATGTGGATTAAAGGAGACAAACTATGAGCAATGAGACGAAGCGGGACGTGTTCAACAAGGTTGCTGATGAATGTGCTGGGCTTGACTATGAAATGTACAAGGAATACCTGAAAAGATATGACGCGGCTTTGCCAGATGATCTGCCGGTGATTCCAAAAGCGATTGGTGAGTATATTACGTCATGCAAAGCAAATAATATGGATCTGCATGATACGATGTTTAACTGGCTGCGAAGTGATGAAGAAGATGAGTTCATGGATGATAATTCAGATACTTTTGCCCTTGCATGGGTATTAGGTATCTGGAAAGTTGAGGAAACCGGCGAAATCGTGAAATTGGAGGCGGAAAAATGAAGTTAGTTAAAGGCGACATCATCAGAAACCCGTGGGTTAGCGACCCAAAATGGCGAGACTTCATTTTCATTCGGCGCGGTAAGAAATATGTGCACACTTTGAGATCTAATCGCGGAATAATCGAAGATGCGTTATTTGACAAAAAAGACGTAGACGAGCGCTTCACAAAAGTAGGCCATTCAGTTGGATTCGACACCATGCTGCGAGAAGTTTCTGGCGAGGAGGCGGAGAAATGAAACAGATAATAAACGGAATATGGAATGCGCCTCCATTGGAGATATATATGAATTTGATCATCGTCTGCATTGTCCTTGCGGCAATACTGTTTGCATTCCTTCATTGGCTAAATAAGTAGAAATGATGATTGCCGTTATGTTGCTAATCGCAGGTGTTGTAATGTGGGCGTGGGCTAACTGGGAAAGAGGAAAATAAATGAAATCAAAAAGTAATCGCGTGTTTCAAAATAATGTTCGCAAGAATATCAGCGATAACCACATGCTACAGAAGGATTACGCAAAAAGCATCGGCATTACGACACGTCAACTGGCGCATCTGCTTCAAGACAACAACGTTAGCTTGGCAAAACTTGATGACTTCGCTGAACGCGTTGGGATTGACCCGTGGGATCTCATTCGGCCTTCTGAAAGCAAATAAAAAAAGCGCACCACGAAGGCACGCTTATCTCCCAAACCCAGCCAAATTATACCATAAGGAGTGGACGCAGTGGTGCGAGCAACGAGATATTTTAGCCCAATTGATCATGACAAAACAATTGAAAACGCCAAAGAGGTCTTGGAGAACTACTGGCATCACAAGCGGCTCGCTCAACGCACCAAAATAGCGCTCAGAAGCCCCGTGATGGACGGCATGCCCAAGTCACCTAGCTATGGCAACAAAGCCGAGGACAAGCTCGTATCGCACGCTGACGAGCTGTACTACTTGAATGTTTGCGAAAATGCAATCGATGCCATTGAAGATGAAGACTATCGCACCATCTTGTGGGAAACATATATTATCTCACCGAGCAAGCGTCTAACTAATGACGCCATTGTGGCTAAATTAAAAATGGAACGATCAGCATTTTATATCGCGAGAAATCGGGCGCTGTACGCATTTGCTGAGTTGTGTCCATTAGTTTCCTTGGTAAAAAAGCAGAGTGGACACTTTGCGGACTAATTGCGGACACTTTGCGGACTATTTGCCGGGATTTCCGCCTTATGATGGTATTGTGCCAAAGGTGAGAAACCTGAGACACCGCATTTTTCCTCCGAGCCATGGTGATGATAAAACTGTGGCAAGGCGTGGCAAATGGACTGGCTGAGATAGTCAGGCGGGTTCGATTCCCGCATGCCACATTTCACCCGTGAAGGTCTGTGACGGAGTAGCTACCGTCACTACGTCCCGATACGCCTACCATGACGATGAGTAGCAGGGTGAACTTATATGCCTCCTTAGAGGCTGGTCGTGGCACAGTTATTTGTCCAGTTTAGCGACCGGACACAGCTTGCGATGACCCTAGCTGACAATGGGCGAGCGAGCAATACAAAACGGTAGCAAGACACGGCTGCCATGTCCTGCCAGAGACTTATCTGTGCGTTAGCGGCCTAGCGCGGTATCTAGGATTCGTGTCGTGTCGCTAGTGGCTGTTCAAGGGAACATGTCGGGTGCAAATCCCGACCAGCGATATTACCGGTAAAGCCCAGCGTGCTTGCTAGCACGGACTAGTGGGCGAGTATAAAGCGTGGTCACATGCCTTGCACTTCAAGGCAATGTGGGAACCACCGCAACCGAGGGCTCAGAAACCATCGCCTCGGATAGCATGGGTTGAGAGTAGCTAATTGGAAAAGCATCTCGTCATGAGGCGGGCAATACGTGGGTTCGATTCCCACCTCTCACATAGGGACCAGGTCTGGTAAACCATAGGAGTAGGCACCGGACTATAGCACTTCGCTAAGGTGGAGTGCTATTTTTATACATAATTTCGGAGGCGAGTAGATGCAATGGACAGATGAACAGATCGGTGACATTAGGAAGCTCGCCTCTGAAGGCTTTACCAGACGAGAGACGGCAGACAAGCTCGGGATTAGCTATGATGCGCTTCAAGGTAAAGCAAAACGGCTTGGCATCGAGTTCCAAAAACCGCTAAAGAATGAATACGATTCAGACGGCACACAGTCCAGTGAAACCATTCTAAAAGTTGTCAGGGGTCACAAAATGACGCCTAGAGAGGTTTTAGAAGCTCACGGGTATGATTACACCAAGTGGGAGCTTGTACGTGCCACAAGCAATTTTTGGAAGCAGACGCCTGAAGCGACATTGTATCAAAGCAAGATACAAATCAGGCCGCTAGTTGAAGCA